ACCTAGTTGAGTTTAGTAGTAAATTGCTTGAAAATCAATTCAGGGTTAAGCATCTTAACTCCCCAAATAGCATCAAGACGTGTAAGCTCTTTATGATTTACACCATCGTAGAACTTAGTTAGAGAAAGAGATAATCCACTCTCAGGGTCAGTAACACGCTCTGCAACAACTGCGGATTGTGGAAGTTCCATCTGTGGTACACATAGTGCGATAGCGTTTTTGTGCATATAGAAGTTCTGACGGTAGATACCGCTTGCAGTTCCTGCAACAACAATAGCCGCATTATTAGCGATAGCCGCTGATACATTCTTATATGCCGCAAGAGATACAGTTGTCCCCTCAATGTCGGTAGTAGTCAATGTACCATCGTTGATTGAAGGACTAATTGGGATAGTAGCCGCTCCACCTACTGTTGAGTTTACATCCGCTGTAACTGTAAATGTTTGTAAACGTCCTGTACTTAAACGAGTAATAGGGTTAATCTCATAAACACCTGCGAAAGTGATAACGTCATTCTTTTTAAGAAGTCCAGTTACAGAAGCCGTCCAACCTTTAGTAAGGATTGATGCGCCAGTTTGTGCAGTTGCACCATCAGCAAGAGGAGTTCCACCGTATGCACCTACTGTATGAGTAGGGATAATCGGGGATGAGTAAAACTCCATACCGCTCAATGGCCCCATGTATCCTTTTTGGATAGAGTCTTTAGCCAAACTTCCTTGACCTGCAAAAACAGTCATTAATGATTGAGAAATAGCCGCACCGTCAATGTCATTGATAAGTGCTGAACGTAAGCCAGTACCTTCGTCAGGGATTGCCACTTGGTTCATTTCTGCACGAGTTGTAGCAAAAGTTGAATAAGATAGAGCCGTACCTACTGTACCGGTCATAAAATACGCTTCTGCCGCTACGTCAAAAACAGATAGTTCCATTTGATTAGCAATTTGTCCTACCGCTGGCATGATATAACGCTGACTAAAATCTTCAAGAGATAGTGACATATCCTGAATAGTGATAGCCAAACCGATATTACGCTGACGATTGATAGTAACTGTTACGGTTGTATCAACAAGAGCTTGATAACCGATTGTACGTCCCTCTGTTGAATCAACACGGAAAGGCTTTTTAACGCTTACGCTGTTACCGACTCCTGAAACCATTTTAGTTTCCATATCACGGTATACACGCTTACACGCAACTAAGTTGTTTTTAAACTGCCACATCGCTTCTTTGAGGATGAGGTCACTTGTGAGTAATTTCCCACCGATACCATTTGTTTGAGGCATTATATTCTCCTAAATTAAACGAACCCGTTACGGTTCTTTGTAGACTCTTTACGCATAGCTTCATACTCCGCTTGGGATTCCGCTTGGTAAATTGTCTTTGGCGCACCATTGGCACCACCTACGGGGTTAATCGGCTCATTGGCTTGTGTAACCTTTTTGGTGGGTACTGTTGGCTCTGCTTTCGGTTGAGATAGTTTTACCTCAATCTTGCCTACTTCAATCGCCATTTTCGCAGGCGATAAGTGCGCTAGTGCTTGTGCTTCTTGGGGATTGTTTGCGAGGTAATAGGCGACTTCCCCTGCATCGTCACTCTCGTTAATTACTTTAAGCATTGATTCTGTAAGGATGGGCATACCATTTACTTTGCTATCAAAGTCTTGGTATTTCTCCCGTGACTCTTCAAACTTTTCTTGGATTTGCTCAATTACTAAACTAAAATCATCTGTCTTAGATGCCTCTTTCGTTACCTCTTTAGGCTTATCTTCTTTAACAGCCGATAAATAATCGTCATAATCCTCAAAATCGTCAGGGTCTAACGCTTTACTTTTAGGCTCTGATTGCTTCGATTCAAGTTCTTGTACCTTACGTGCAAGACCATGTTTTTCTTGGATAAGAGATTCAATCCGTTTTTGCGCTCTCGATTTACTTGCTGGCTTTGGAGCTTCATTCTCCGCAGCTGCTTGTTCTTCGGTCGATGGAGTTGGCGTAACAACTTCTGCTTCTACTGCTTCGGGTGTTACAACTTCCTCTACTGTTGGCTTGTTACTCTCTACTATAAATTCGTGTTCCATAATGCTCGTTCCCCTTTCAGTTTGGGTCGGTGGTTTAAATTTTCGGGGGC